ATTGCCGAGATCGACGAAGGTTGCGGAGCCAGTTTCCTTGAAGGAAACAATACCTTTGCCGATGTGATAATTCTGGACGCTGGGTGACGTGGGCATGGTGGTGCTCTCCTTTCTAGAGATCGTCGGGAATGAGCGAGTACTTGAACATGAACTGCGCAGTTAAGGCTGCATATCCCGTGCGCGTCCATCCGACATCGGTCTGACATCCGAGATAGCGGATTGCGCCGTTGCCGTGCCGCCCGGTCTTCACGATCTGCTCGTTGAGTTCGGTGTCGGTCAGCACCCGCTTGATCAGCTCGCGGCGAAAGGTAGTGACGATCGAGCCGAGCACGACGTTGTCATCTTGCACCTGGACAACGATGCCGGGCGTCATCTGTACGTTGTAAGGCCGATGCGATTGCTTCATTGACACGTCGCTCGCGCCATCGGATTCCTCGTCGCCGTCGAGCACGATTACCGCAGGCAACTCAGCCTCAATGAGGTCAATGTTGTTGCGATGCACCGAGCGCATGTTTGGAATGGCGGCGACCACCTCGAGCAGCCGCGCCAGGATGTCCTCGCGAACGTCAACCATCGGTCGACTCGATCGCCTTCAGCAGGAACAGCACCTCGCCGAGGTCTTCACCGTTCGGACTGCCGGTCAATTCATAGGATCGCACTGTCCAACTGCGGCCGTTAAACGTCAGCACCGATCCTTTGTAAGCCTCGCGCGCAATGCCTTTGCCGTCGAGCTCAGGGATGCGGGCATAAGCGCCAGGCCCGACGCTGCGCACTTCCACGCTGCCGCTGGTCTGGGTCTTCCGCCGGGTCTCGTCGATCACGGTCAGCGCGATCTCACCCGCCGTTCCGGCCGCGGTCAGCGTCGCCGGCACGCCGATCGCCTTATAGACCGGGTCATACAGATCCGCGCTGTAGTCGATCATCGCCATTCCCTGCGGAACGCGAACGTCCCGATGTCCTCGCGGCCGAGCTCGGTCTCGACATTGCTTTCCGACACCAGCGCAAAGCCGCACAGGTTCATCGCGACCACCAGCCCGTCGCGGGTGAAGTACCAGCAATGCTCGTCCGGCTTGAAATGCTTGGAGGCCAGCACGTGCTCGGCGTTGCGGAAGATCGGCAGCGAGAGGAACAGCCACTCGCGCACATTGGCGAGCAGCGGCTGGAAATCCGGGATGTGTTCGAGCACGTCCCACAGCGAGACCGCGTCGGACAAGACCAGATAGGGATCGACCTGCAGTTTACGCTGCTCGAGCCATTCGATGCCGGCCGGGTTGACGTCGAAGCCGTAGGTCGTTCGCCCGCGCTCGCGCCGCTGTTCGATGAATGCGCCCGAGCCGATGCCGACGTCGACCAGCGTCCCGCGGTAATGCTGCTCGACGAAGTTGCAGCGCGCCTGCATCAGCGCGCGTCCGAGGTCGGTCTGGGCATTGCGATCGAAGCTGTCGAAATAGTCCTGATCGTATGGCGCCAGCGCGGCCTCGACCGGGTAATAGCCGATGCCGATTTCGGGCCACCAGGTCAGGCTGCGGCGCGAGAACTGCGCCACCAGCGGGAAAACTGCCCGATCGGGTCCGCGATCCTCTTGTCGCAGTTGTGCAGCATGTTCGTGCATCGGCAAAAGGCCTCCGGTATGGCAAAGCCGATCCGGCTGAGATCAAGCCGCGGATCGGTGATCTTGGCGGGTGCGTTGTGGCCGCCGTGGCCGCCCAGCACCACGAAGGTGTTGACCTTGAGTGCGAGCCCGGCCGGGACGATCCAGCCGACGCCGCCGATGACGATGTCGGCGTCGCGCACCAGCGCGAGCAGTTCGCGCACCGCCAGCTCGCCGAACACGAAGTAACGATGCGCCGGCGGCAGATCGCCCACCGCCCATTCCTCGCCCGGCGCGATGTCGGCGACCGCGATCACGGTATGGGTCGCCATCAGTTCGCGGGCCAGATCAGCGATATATTCCGGCCGCGGGTTGCGCGCCTCGTTGCGCCATTCGCTGCGCACCGTCACCGGCCGGATCACCGCGATCGGCCGCTCCGACTTGACCGGCGATGGCCCCATGTCCGGCAGATCGAACAGCGCCGGATCGAAGGTGACTTTCAGCGCCGACCATCGCCGCTCCAGCGCATTGACGATCGAGGCATTGGTCAGGTCGGCGCCATACCCGACCCTGATTTCGCGCATCGGGACGACTTGGCATCGCGTCCACAGATCCGCCGATTGCCGCGCCATGTTCTTTTGCTGCGTCCGTAGCTTTCGGCTACCGCGGATGAACTTGATGTCGAGATCGGCGTAAAGCTCGGGCCACGGCGTCTCGAGGTGGATGTCGTATTGCGCCGCCGCCGCGCGCACGAACGGGCGCGAGAAGATGTTGTCGCCGAGCCCCCACATGCCGCGGATCATGATCGGCTTAGGCCGCGCGCTGCTCACCCACCACGTCCTGCAGGCTGATGACCGGAAGCAGATCGCTCCACGCCGTTCCCGGCGAGGCATTGTAAGCCGTGATCTTGAGCGTCCGCAGCGACGGCACGATCGTCACCAGATCGGCGTGCTGCTTGTCGTAACAGCCGGGCCGGTGCGGCCAGCGGTGCGGCTGGTGGTGATGGCTGCGGCCGTCAGCAGCCAGCCTGCCGTCGGCGCCGAGCCAGACGATGGTGCCGCCCGGCCCGACCAGATGCGCGGCCAGATTGGTGGCCGCCGTCAGCGACGTCCATTTCTGCATGAGGCTGTCGTGCGCGAGCGCCAGCCCCGGCGGCTTGGCGGCACGGCAAACCAGCACTTTCTTGTCCTCCGATACCAGCCGCGAGGTGGTGACGACGCGACTGCGGAAGCTCGCCACTGCCGCCCGGTTGTCGGGCTCGTTCCACCAGCGCCAGTCGCCGAAATACAGGATATCCGCCCATGGCATCTTGTAGACGCTGGAATTGATCGCAATCACGCGGCGGCCGCGCAGCGCCTCGAGCTCGACCCCGAGCACTGACGGCCCGCCGCCGACGATGAACACGGTCTCGCCCGGCCATTCGCGCGGGACCGACCAGAATGCAGGCTCACGCGACATAAAGGCGCCGGTAGGATTTGATCAGGTCGATCACCGGCGCCGACAGATAGCCCGATGATGCGGTCGACAGCGACGAGGTGAAATAGCTGACGCGGGTGTCGCCGTGCTGCAGCTCGCGAATGCTGGGATCGCGCGTGCCCGAGGTGCGGCCCTCGTTCACCGCCTGGATCACCGCCTGCTGCAGCCGGGCCGGCGCCTGTTCCGGCAGGTCGTAGCCGCCGCTATAGAGCACGGCGACCACCGTTTCGGCCCAGCACCCGCTGGTCCACAGCCGGCCGCTGTCGGGATCGAAGTCATAGTCGGCGGCGGTCGCGCCCGCGGTCGAGACCTCGGCGACCTCGACCACCGGATAAAGCGACAGCGTCAGCGCCTGCCGCGGCAGCATGTTCTCGTTGCGATCGAAGGTGAAGGTCTCGAGCGCCTCGGCCAGGCCGAAACGACGGTTGCAATATTCTGCAATGATGCGTGACTGCATCGTGATGGCGGCCTGCAGTGCTGCATCCTCGCCGGTGCCCTCGATCTCGAGCGCGAGCTTGAGGTCGTCGAGGCTTATCAAATCAGGCCCGGCGCTGTCGGTCGACTCGCTGAGAATTTCGAGAATGGAATGCATTATTTCAACCTGAGCGGCTTGGTCGGCGGCTTGTCATCTGGCCGGTAATCGCGGCCATCGCGACCGGCTCGGACGGCAAGGCGCCAATCGTCACATGGCGGTTTCGCGCTTGTTGTGGTCTGCGCGATGAAGAAGGAATTGCCGAACGAGACCCCATCGCCGGGAACGTAGGTTGTACCTTCCCGCCACACCCCGGCATCGAGCACGATGGCGGTCTTGATCTCATGCACGGTGTCGCCGATCGCCCAGCGCAGGGTGCGGCCGCCGTCCACCGTGGTGACGGTGGAGGTCTTGATGGCGCGCCCAACCTGCTCGGCGGCATAGTCCTGCAGGTAAGTCAGGTCGGCAGCATTACGGCCGGGTTCGCCCTTCTGGCCAGGCTCGCCGTTCTTGCCTTCAATGCCAGGCGGTCCGATTGCGCCCGGTTCGCCGCAGTCGCCCTTCTCGCCTCGCTCGCCCTGCTGCCCGCGCTTGCCTTCCGGGCCGGTGTCGCCCGGCGGTCCCGGCATGCGCGCCAGCGTCCGCACCTCGGCCAAGGCGCGATGGCACATGGCCAGGCAAACGCCGAAGCCTTCGATCAGCGAATACGTGGGCGCGGGGATCATCGGTTTCTCGCTCATGCCGCCCCCTAACCTAAAGCAACTTGTTCACCGCGGTTTCGACCGTGCTCTGCAGCGCAGGATCGGTGATCGCCGCGCCGTCGGCCTGCACCTGTCCGTCGGTGACCACCGTAGGGATGACCTGGTTCACCGCCACTTCCGGGTTGACTAGTGTGTTCTGCGCCCACTTGACGCGAGTGGAGTGCGCCGGCGTGTTGGCGGCCTCGTCGGTGATGTAGCGGGCGAAGTTCACGCAGGCGATGTTGACGCGACCACGAAAGACCGTGTCCGACATCAGAGCGAAGGTTTCTTCATAGGTCAGCGCCATCAGTGTCTCCTGCGTGCCTGGATTTCGCCGAACACCAGCGTGCCCGCCACAGCCATGTAGATGTTGAGATAGAAGGTGGTCGACGCCGCTGTCAGCAGCTTGCGAAACGGTCCTACCGCGGTCCACACATCGCCCAAACCGGTGAAGATGCCGGTCTGGGTGTCGTCGGGCGAACCCGATGTCGATCCCGCTAGCGGGTAGACGTTCATGTACATATAGCTGCCCGCGGTGCCGTTGACCCGGACCACCCCGCGGATGTCCCAGTCGCCGGCCGGGATCGCCAGGGTTGCGGTCGCGGTGTAGCCGCCGGCACCGAGCGCCACGCTGCTTGCACTCGCGGTCAGATACTCGCCGACATAGCCGCTTGGCGCTGCCGACGTGCTGCCGATGAAATTGCACGCGGCGGGCGAGATCGACGCGCACAATTTTAGCGTACCCGCGGCGTCGGCAACATACGCTCCCAACGCTCCGGGTATGGCACCGCCCGACGGCGTGCCGTTGACCACTGCCTGAATCGATGCAGATGTCGCAAAGGCACTGCCGGTGCTGCCGCGAAAGCAAACCTCGCCCAGGACATCATTGACGGCAACCGCCACATGTGACCCGACCGTCGTGCCGCGAGATTTGTCGAGATAGTGCTTACTCGACAGTGCGTCATTGGCCCATCGCGCCTGTTGCATGGCGGCGACGGCGCCATGAATTTGCAGGTCGCTCGTTCCAACTGGCGCCGTGTTGCCGACGACCAGCGGAAAACCGGTGAAGCAGTTCTGCGCGGTGAAGGTATTGGCCGAAGCCTTGAACACGTCGCCGCCGCCGGTCGCGTTCAGGGTGCCGCCGGTGAATGTCAGATTGGTGCCGATGGTCACCGGGGACCATGTGTTAGCGGCCGAGCGATAAAGCCACCCTCCGGTGCTGCCGTAACTAGCGATAGACGTCAGGTCGCCGTCGAGCGGCTGATAATTTCCGCCTGCTGTCGAGATCGCGCCGGTGACAAAGGCGGTAGTCGCGATCGAAGTATCGGCATCGCCAGCTGCAGGTGTCGGCGCAGTCGGATTGCCAGTGAACACGGGCGAGGAAAGAAATGCGATGTTAACCGCCGATGCGGTCTGCCATACATTATTGAACCGCACATACGGCTGACTATCAGATGGCGCATCGGCAATGCCGCCGCTGGCGGCCAGTGTGCCGCTGCTGAACGTAAGGTTCGCTCCGATCGTCACCGCCGCCCAACTGTTGGCGGCGTTGCGGTAGTAGATCGTGTTGGTGCCGGTGAGCGCGGCGATCGCGGTGAGGTCGCCATCGAGCGGCTGATAGGCGGCGGCAGCGGCCGACGACGTCAGATAGCTGCCGAGATTTGCTTGAACGTAGGCGGTGGTGGCAATGCTGTCGCTGTCGTCGCCGGTCACAGGCGTCGGCGCGGTCGGGTCGCCAGTCAGCGCAGGCGAGGCCAGCGTCGCATAGGCGGAGAGATCGATTGATAGAGCGCCGGTGCCGGAATTGAACGACAGCGGCGCGCTCGCCGAGACAACGCCCGGCGGGCCTTGCGGCCCCTCATCACCCTGCGGTCCCTGTATTCCGGGTGTTCCGGGCGGGCCTTGCGCTCCGGTGTCGCCCGGCGGGCCTTGCGGCCCCTCATCACCCTGCGGTCCGACGTCGCCTTGATCGCCCTTTGGTCCTGGTGATCCGGTCGCGCCTGCTGCGCCAGGATCGCCTTGCGGCCCTGGCGGTCCCGGCGGTCCCGGCGGGCCTTGCTCACCGTCACCATTGCCACTTCCGCTGCTCCCGCCGCCGCCACCGGGAACGATCCGAATGCGATCGATGCGGCCGTTTAGCTCGTCGACGTCGTCATAAAGCTCGGTGAAGTTGTTATTGCACTTATCGAACGAGATACGGATTGCATCGTCATGCGGCAGCTCATCGATGTTGATAATCTGCTGCGTCATTTACGAGTTGCCGGGCTCTCGTTGCTCGAGCGACGGCGACTCGTGCAGCAGGCGCAGGGCAAGCGCGACTTGTCCGGCGAGCTCGGGCGGCAGCGCGATCCTGGTGACGGCTTCGGCGACGCATTCGCGTACGAACGGCACCATACCCTTCGCCAATTCGGTGATGTCGTTGTCATCCATCATGCGGCCTCGCGATGTATGGCCTGCAATGCCCGCGTGAATTGCTGCGCGATGTTCTTGGCGGGAGTGGGCTTCGGCGCGGCGGGTTCGGCCGGCTTGTCCTGTGCAACTGGTTGCGGTGGCGTGGCCGGCGCGGGCGGCGTGGCCGGCGCGAACGGGTCTGCTTGCGCGTCGCGTTTGGCGAGCGCCTCAAGTGAATAATTTTGCTGCTGCAGGAAGGGACTGTAGCCGCCGGTGACCGGCTTGAGATCGAGTTTGCTGCGGCCCTCGTTCGGAGTCATTACGCCGGCGCCGACCGCGTCCCTGATAGCGGTGACCTGAGTGACGGTATCCATGCGCAACAGATTGTCGGTGTCGAACTCAGTACCGAGTCCTTCGCCGACGCCGATGCCGAGTG